TCATGCTCTTTGAAATGACAGTCTTTACAAAGTGAAATCAAATTATCCGGATTGAGTGTTATGTTCTTGTTCCATATGTTGTCCGGACTTAATCGGATGATGTGATGTACTTCTTCTGCGGGATTGCTGCAGCGTGTGCATTTATAGTGGTCCCTCATTAAAATATAGGCCCTCACCTTTTTCCAGGCGGTGCTATGATAGAAGGCTTCCGCGAAGCTCCTTGCCATGCTTTCCTCCTTCCGCTAAAGAAATCAGGACAGACACCTTGATGCCTGCCCCGAAATCTGAAAGCGTTATGACCATCACATGTCCACTTCGATTGTAATCCTTTGTGCTGATTATTCATAGCGAACAAGTCGAACATAACGAACGATTTATCTTTGTTGCTGTTGCTCATCGATGAAGCGCTGCAGTGCCATTCGATGTGAGTCCGGTGTCCCGCCCATGATCTGCGCGACCTCCTTCCAGGTCTTGCGGTCGATGCACCGGCAGGTCAGCAGCACTCTGTAATATGGATCCTCTATCGTCTCGATAAACTCATAGAGCTCCTTCCTTTTCTTCTCTGCTTTGTCCTGAAGGTTTGATATTATTTTTAAGGTCTCGGACTTCCGCCAGTCCTCCGGATCCGTTTCCTTTTTCCCGCTCCACAGTTTGACTTCCAGATCGTAAGCCCACAGCCTGTAAAGGTCTTCGCTTTTCATCGTCCGCCCTCCCTGATCTTAGCGCCGCATAGCTTGCAGTAATATGCGCTTTGTCCGACTATGCCGTTACAAATCGGGCAGTGATCGTAATCGGTGCCCTGAATCACTCCGAGCGGTTCGTCTATGTGAACGAATGGCTTTATTACTTTTAGTATCTGCTTTGTTACTTCCTCGTTGATCCCGTCCCGGATGTTAATCGGCAGGCCGTGTTTCATGAACCAGTCCTCGATATCCTCGAGGAGCTCTTGTGCTTCCGGTGCTCTCATTGGTTTATTTCCTCCATGAATCTCTCGAATGTCGTGTTGATTATTTCCGAACTTTCCTTGTCTCCGTCAAAGACTACTATCAAATCCGAGTATATTGTCAGCAGCTTTTTCTTGTATTCGGATTCCGCATCGGACTTCCCGGCTTTGTATCCCTTCTCATATCCGTCTAAGGTCGCCCCTAATTTAATAACCGGTACATGGTCCGCGTTCTCACCCATTATTTTTTCGTATCTCCTTACCTCGTCCCAGATCATGTCGCCACCTCCTCCGATAAATGTTTGTTGATTTTTCAATCGTCATTTATTCAATTCCTCCAGCGGTTTATCGAATGTGATATCTATCTCTTTAAGTGCCGCTTTATCGCCTTTGTGCTTTTCTATCAGCTCGATGTATAAGTTTAATATTTTCTCCTTAAATTCTTCTCTCGTCATTCGCTCACCTCCCCGATCAGGATATATTTGTCAAAGTGTGTCGCGTCTCCGTATCGGTTTCTTGTCTTGATGCGTTCCTTTGTGAATCTGTATCCCCTGTCCTTTAGTTCTGAGATCCTGGTCGCCAGCTGCGTGCATCCCAGCTCTGTGTATGCCTGATATGATGTGATATAATTGTTTTCCCTGATGTATTGCAGCACCCTGTCTCTCTGTGTTGGTTTATTCGGTCTCGCCATTGTCTTCCTCCCATTCCCAGTCTAATCTTTGCCCGCAGTCCGGGCAGTATGTTGATTTCCATGTGTCTTGATCTTCGTCGAATACCCGGTCACAATATGGGCATCTGGCCATATCGTACACCATGTATCCGTCTGCGTATCCGTCGCCCTCGTATAAAACTTTTTTTGGTATATCTCTATATAATCTCGCCATGTTTTTCCTCCGCCTATAATCTGTTTAGTGGACAGTTTGAACAGATGTCGCTCTCGCTCAGTTCCATGCCCTCTTTTTCCTCGTCCCATTGCTCCGGGTATTTGCAGTAGCTCTCACAGATTTCCTGGCATACATCCTCGATGTATTCCTCCGTCAGCTCTCTAAGGCTTTTCTTTGCTCTGTCGTTGTCCATGTTTTCCCCTCCATAAATTCTTCGAGTGTCATTTGTGTATATACTGCATCGTCCTTGTATAGCCAGTCCGGATCGTCCTCGAACATAGCATGCTCCATCAGATCCTCGTTATAGCCGAAGCCCTTCTCCGGTGCTGCGTAGTGCCGTGGCAGTGGCATCCATGCATGTACTGTCGGATCTATGATGTGGTAATTGTTTTCGTTGGCATCAGTTAAAAACCAGTGACCTTCTTCTGCTGGCTTCCCGTTCCTGTCGCTTGGGACTATCCATGTCCCGATGCAGAATCCATGATCCCATGCCATGTTATACGGTGCGGTTGTAAGTCCGGATACCTCAAGTAAAACCTCTAACCCTTCCGGCGGCATCCTGTCGTTTATGTCTATCCAGCCCATGCTTTATTCCTCCATCATGAACTCGTCCGGAAGCGGTATAAGTATCCCGGTTTCCGTCCTGATCGTTTCCTGCAGCTCCTTCCAGTTGACGTATCCGTCCACCAGGCATTCTGTCTTTAAATTGAATCTGTGTATGAATCTGTTCATGCGGTCGTATCCGAATCCGTATTCGTCCCGGAGCGTCATGCAGGTCATCATTAAAACTGTGGCCAGCGTGTTCTTCTTTTCGTATTCCTCAAACTTCCGGATATCGTTCTTATTGCAGGCGAGTGGAAGACGACGGATCCCTCTCTGCTCCAGATCCTTCTGCGCTGCTTCGAGTCCTTTTTCCTCTACCATCCGGAGCGCCCAGGCTGCTCCCTGGAAGCGTGCCATTTCTTCTTTGCTCAATTTGCCCATATGCTCAGTCGTTCCTCCTCTTTGTCTGCTTTGATCAGTATCGCCATTTCTTTTTGTGCTCGTCCACAGATGATCTTGTCGTCTGCTTTTCTGTAAAATGGGCATTCGCCTCCCTGGCATTGCGGAAAATATTCGAGCTCGGTTGTTCTTATTTTGGATCCCTCCGGGAATGGTCTATATTCCCTTTTGGTTTCTTTATCGTTTAGTTTTCGATATGGACATATCATAACGCGTTTCTCCTTTTCTTATTCAAAACAAAAATGTTCGCCGTTTATTGGTGGAATCCAGTCTCCGGATCCCTGCGAGAATGTTGCCTGATATACTACGTTTGCCGGGACATCCGGAGTTCCATTCTTCAGGATGTCCTCCGCCATTTGATAGCATTCATCCGGAATCTTCACCGTGAACAGCTTCGGCAGGACTGCGTACTGGTTCTTCTGGTAAATAACTCCCTTTATCGTGTCGGGCCAGTTTGGTGATTTCCATCTGTTGTATATCACCGCGCCGGTGTAGTATGCCGCCAGGTGATCTTTGTCGGTGAACCAGTTCTCGTGGTAAATAATCTCCGCCACAAGTTTTACGTCTTCCTGCGTATAGCTCGGAGCCGGTGTCGTGTTTCCGAAGGTCAGGGCTGCGGTTATTATTCCGATCACGGTCTTTTTTATAAATTCGATTATACTGTCAATCATCCGTTGCCTTCGCCTTTCTCATCGTGATATGCACTCCGGTGTCCTGATCCTTTGTGATTATTTCCACTCTTGAGGTACCTCTTTCCTCTCTTGGATCATAGCAAGTGCCAAAGATTGTTGCTTCGTCTTTGAATGGGTACACCGTTCTCATCTCGTCAAGTATCAATTGGAACTCTTCAACAGTCATGCCGGTTAAATCGTTCATGTATCTCCTTTCCGGGGCAGCAGATCGCCGCCCCTGTGTGTTACAATGCCCTTTGATGTGTGATATATTTTCCTTTGTGCATGTGCCTGATGCGTTAGACGGGCATTATATTTTTTTATGGGCTATGTTATGCCCAGTTTCTTGCGTTCCATCGCCAGATATTGTTCGTCCGTGTAATCCCTCTGCTTGAAATCCTGCGCCTTTGACTTTGTTGTCTTTGGCTTCTCTTTATCCTCCCGGATCCATTGGCATATGATCGCGTAATGGCCATCGTCTTTGTACTTCGTTTTATGGGTTGCCATATATTCTGACAGCTTCTCGATTACCCTTTGCGATTCTGTTTGACCGTATTCCCTGGAAAGGCTGGCGCATTCCTCCTGGCTCAGGAATACGTTGTTATATTTTCCAGTTGGGAATCGGGAAGGTTTTATCTGCGGGAGCTCTGGCTCCTCTCTCTCTTTCTTTATTTCTTTATCATTCTTATATTCTTGTTTATGTGTCGACCGTTGTTCCGGTGATGCACCCTCCGATGTGTCGACCGATGTTCCCTCCGTTGCCCCTAAAACTTGAAAAGTATCGTAATTTACTATGGTTATCGTTGTTCCCTGCGTTGCCCCACCTTTGAATGTTTCAAAGTCAATCATTCGGACTTTTTTCAATTCTTTTAGATATTTGATAACCCTTTTCTTGCTCCAGTGCCACCGTTCTGCGAGCTTGATCTGGCTGCGGTGAAGTTGTCCTCTTTTAATCTTGAAAAACTGGCCGCCTTGATAGACTTCTTTGTCTTCGTGATTAGCCATTAGTATTAAATCAATCCAAGCGCTCCGGCTGTCGAATGGTTCGTCACTCATCCAGATTGCATTATCTTGAATTTGCCGGTGTATCTTCACCCATCCAGCCATTTTATACCTCCCTGATCTGGTACCCGTTCAGCCAGAGCATTAATTTTCTTTTTATGATATATTCCGGAGTCCTCACTCCTTTGGTGTCCTCGATCACGAAGTCTTTTTCTTCCTCGTCGAAATATACAAAATCGGCATAATAGGCCACTTCTCGTTCGAGGAGCTTTCCCTTGATCTTGCCACCTCTCGGTCCGGTGGTTTCCGGCTCGTATTGAGCCGGTACCAGTACGAACTTCTTTTGTCTCTGGAGTCCGGATATCTTTCCCGCCTTTTCCAGCATCTGCAGTTCGAGAAATCTCCGGGCCTCTTTTTTAGAGTCGAACACTTCGCCCTGGATGCTGACCTTTTTCGCGTGGTATTTATTTCCGGCTTTGTAGTTCCTCCATGCCATCACTTACCTCCGAAGAGTGCGGCTGCGGGATCCTCTGCAGGTGCTGCTGCCGGTTCGGGTTTCTTTTCTTCCTGCTTCGGCTCTGCTGCCGGTGCGTCGATTATTTCCTCAGTCTCGACGTATGTCTTTGTCCCGTCCTCGTTTATGACTGCCTCGTCCGAATCGATGGCGCTCATCATCTCGGTGCTCATGATTCCCCATTTACTCAAAAGCTGGCGGAGCATCGTCTTGTATGCCATCGCGTCGAAGTCCTTCTCCCAGAAGGTGTATCCCTTTTTCGCCTTGTATCCCATCGAATACTGCTCCGCATGGGCTTCCATCTGCTCCTTGCTCCAGTATATTGATTTCTTGAAGCCGTTCGTCAGCTCAAAGGTTGCATAGTATCCGATCGTCTTCGCCTTCTCCCTGGCATTCCAGTCGCTGACCATTAAATTTACCTTGATGTCCTCGTTTAAAGGATCGAAATATTCGAGCTCGCCTTCCTTTATCGCCATGACGTTTATCTTTTTATACTGTCCTGATCTGATGGCCAGCTGGATAAGTCCCTTATATCCGATCTGGAATTGTGCGACCTTGCCCTTGTTTTTGTCGTTAAAGGGTACGAGGTAGTAATATCCGAGCATCGGTGAAGGTGAAAGGTTCAGGCTCTCTCCGAGAAGTGCTGCGGACAGGATGCTCTGGTTTGTGCACTGCTGCAGCTGTTCGTTGTTGTTGACTGCGGATATTATCGCGGTAATAAAGCGGGTTCCGTTCTTGCCGCCTATGACTTTGTTTATCTGATCTTTTACAGCGTCCTGTGTAAGGTATGCTGTCATCCCCATCTTTGTGTTTGCCTTGCTCTGCACTAAACTGTTTGATACTGCCATGTCTTAATCCTCCTTTATCCTTACCGGTCTAAAATCTATATTGTTTTCGTTGAAAAAGTCTTTTAAAAGTGCCGCCTGCGTCTTATTAAGATATGCCTCGAAGCCCACCCACATTTTCGGCTCCGGTGCTTCTTCTTCTTCCTGGATCCTCTCGACCTCAATCACCGGGCTCTGTTCCGGTACCGGAATAAAAGCATTTTCTGTTTCCCTTTTCTTTGCTTCTTCCTCGAGCATTTTCTTCTTCTTGGCTTCGATGTCAGCCAGTTCTGTTACCTTTGCGAGCGCTCCGGATACGTCCAGCGTCTTCTGGTAGAAAAGCACCGCCTCGTGTGAGTAGTTCGGCAGGGTTGCCAGCGTCTGGCAGTTCCTGATGATGTCGTTCTTCTGGTTTAAAAGCTCGTTTTCAATCGATGCCATGCTCGTTGATGCGTTCAGCCACTTCGGGTTCCAGATCTGCTCAACGGTCATCCATTCCGGGAAGAGCATATTCTTGAACATTTCCTCGATGTTTGCCTTTTTCTCGTCCTGTTTTATCGCCTCGTACTCCTTGATCTGTTTGTCGATCGCCAGGACCGGCTTGTCAATGATGCCGATAATCTCATCAATCTTGGCCTTGAAGTTGTCGAAGGGTTTCATGTACTCCTTCTGTCTCCTGATGCGCTCGTCGTTCAGCGCCTTTTTAAGTCTGTTAAGGTCAGCCCTGTCTTCCTTTGCTGCCTTGATGTTGTCGTCGGTATATACAATCTTTGCATACTGTTCCGACTTCTCCGTGATGGCTGTCTTCAGCTCCTCGAAGTTGAAGGTTATCGCCTCCGGAAGGCTGTACTCTTGGACATGTAACTCCATTTTTTTTCCTCCTATTTGAGTTCCGGCAGTATCAGGGCCGGCGGTGTGTTCTTTTCTACGCACTCCCAGAACTCTTTTTCTTTTTCCATTAAGTAATTGATGTCTTCCTCTACGTCCGCACGCTCGATGTGGTAGTCCCTGATCGCCACCCGCTTCTCGCCTTGCGTTGTGTATTTGATGTATGCCCGGAGCTCTGTGAAGCTCGCCTCGAGTATCATCATGTAATGCAGGACCTGGATATAGTAGTTTTGAGGAATGCTACCTTTCCATTTGTCCCAGTCCCGGTCTCGCTGAATCTCTGTCGTTTTAATCTCCAGGATCCCGAGCCGGTTGTCTTTATCGTTCAGCCATCCGTCAAGCGAAGCCTGGGCGAATGGATAAGCGTCGTTTGTCCAGCTATTGTTCGGTTTGTAGTTTACTTTGTAATCCGGATGGTCTAAAGCGTACAGTCTCCGGATTGCTGCCTCGGCATCGTGCCCGAATTTCACGGCTTCCTTTTTCGATATGTCCGGCGCTTTGTCCCTGCCGGTCTTGTAGTTGAATATATCCAGATTCGTTGTCCAGGGATTGAGCCCTAAGATGCAGGCCGCGTCCGATCCGCCGATCCCTGTCCGGTTATCCAGCCATCCTTTGCGGCTCCGGTACGTTGTCATTTTGATATTGCTCATAGATTATCGAACTCGCTTTCTTCTTCGTCCTTCTCGACCTTCAACATCCCCATGACTGACAATGTCAGTACAATGCACCACACGATGCCCTTCTTTGCTGCGTCAAATATTGTTATTTTGTCGCAGTCAACTCCTCCGGCTATGCCCACCAGCATGATGATGGATAGCAGCATCCCTATTACGCTAAAAAGGGATATTATATCGTCCAGGCTTAGTTCGTCTTTATGCATATGTCTCTTTCCTTTCCGCCAGTTTATCGAGGAATTTGTCGAGCTTTACCTCATCGACATACCAGGTGCCGCCTTCTGCGGTCTGAAAAAATGGGCTGCCCTGCATGTGGCAGAGCTGGCGGATCTTGCTCGATGGAAGTCCCCGTTCTCTGAGCTTGTTTGCTTTGATGATCATGTGATAGCCATTCCCCTTTCTGTTTCTTTTTGTTTCCTTTTCCGCCTCTTTTTAGGTAAAAAAAATTTTAATAATCCGATGTGTTTCATCAGGATCGTTTTCTCCATACCGCTGAATTATTCCTCGTATTTCTTTTAAAGTAAATTTTCTTTTTTCGTTCAGCTTGCATGACATTGCCTGTGGCGATATTCCAAGCGCTGCCGCCAATGTCTGATTGTTGTCTCCGTGCTTGATCATTATTGATCGGAGCTCGTTCTTTATCATTTTATCCTCCTTTCGTTTTGTTTCGTTTTCTGCCACAAGTCCATATTATCACCCCTTTGTTTCCTTGTCAACAACTTTTTAACAAAATTGTTGCTTTTTTTTACTTTCTGTTGAAAAATATAATCACTTGTGTTAAAATATTTCCTAAAGTGGCCGATATAGGTTTTACAAGGAGGTGTTCTAAAATGAAACAATTAGGTAAACGGATCCGCAGCAAACGTGAGGAACTGGGGCTGACTGCGGAAGATCTCGGGCGAAAGCTCGGGGTGAACAAATCTACTATTAGCAAATGGGAACGTGCGGAAGTCGAGCATATAAAACGCAGCTATATAAACGAAATGAGCGAAATCTTTAATTGTTCTCCTAAATGGCTTATGGGTTTTGATGGGGCCCCCGAAGTAAAGGTTACTTATAATGCGGAAGGCCAGGAACCTGTCACCGCTGTTATTGACCATCAGCCCATTATAGGTGGCGAAAGCGAAAGATCACAAAGGGCTTTGCTTTATAAAGTGGCTCTGGAAGTAAAACCTGAAAATATTCAAACTGCTATAAAGATTTTAAAAGCCTTGATTTAGGAAGGAGGTCTTATGGCATATCGTTCTGATCCTGACGGCCCGGTAATTGATAAAGGCGCCCTGCGTGCCCGTATTATAGAAGTATGCGGCATTATAGCTGTAAGCGCTCTTATTATCTTTATTGTTTTGAAGGTAGCTCGTCCGGAAAGCAAGCGGAAAGAATCGGCTGTTGATATCTCGAAGGTTGAGCTGCGATATAGTCCGTATTTTTATTCTATCGACAGCTCCGATGATGTCCTCACGGTCAGCCTCTGGGAATCGGGCTTGACTGCTGCCTCTAAAAAGGCTTATGATGGGGACAGCGAAGCCCTGGCCGAGTGGAATAAAACAAAATATAACGTCCTGCAGTATGCGAATGCTATCGACACGAATCTGATCCTGAACGATGTCGAAGGCATGACCGTCTTTGTGCAGGTCGTCAATGAAGACAATCACGAACGAAAGCTCTTGGTCTTTAAAAACTGCGAGCTTGTCTATGATGTTACGAAAGGGGAGTGACGTATGGCAAAATATACCAAACAAAAAAGCGGTCTTTACCGGACGAAGATCCAGATCGGGTTTAAGCCGGACGGGAAGCCACTCGTGAAATACCTTGCTGCGCCTACTATTAAGGAACTCGAGCAGAAGGTATTCGATACAAAAAGCGAAATGGCGAGCGGTCTTGTCCTGTCGGATAATACGACGTTCGGCAGCTATGCTGATAAATGGCTCAATATTTACAAGGCCAGTAAGTCCATTCAGACTAAAAATATGTATATCCGCGTTTTTCATTATTTCTCCGATATCTGGCAGGTACCGATAAAAAAAGTTAACCGGATGATGCTCCAGCAGATCGTAAATGATAATTCGGATCATCCCCGGACCTGTGAGCAGATACTCCTTACTTTGAAGCAGATTTTCCGGTCAGCCCAGGACGATGGTCTCACCGGTCGGAGCCCCTGCGTCAGTATTGAGCTTCCCCGTCATGTCCCGCAGGAAAAAAGGGCGCTAACAGACGAAGAGAAGCTGAAGCTCCGCTCCGCTGTACTTCAGCCCCGGGAACGTCTTCTTTTGCTTTTGCTTTATGGTACCGGATGTCGTCCCGCAGAAGCGTACGCTCTGAACAAGTCAGATTTTGATTTTAAAGCCGGGACTATCTATATAAACAAAAGCGTAAAATATGATCATCAGCGCTTCCATTCCGTCGATGCTCCGAAGACGAACGCGTCCATTCGTTATGTGTACGTCTCCGAGCCGATTATGCGGAGCTTGAAGCATATCATTGATAAATTACCCTATGACAATGTCCTGGGCGGTGATGATGGCCGGATCCTCAACAAAGACAAATACGAGACGATTTTTAAGCATATACTTAAAAAGTCCGGTTTAAAAGATTCCGGTATCACGCAGTATTCCTTCCGGCATAATTTCGCTACCGAATGCTATTATAACGACGTTTCCCTCAAGGAATGCCAGCGCCAGATGGGGCATAAATCCTATAAAATGATCCTGGAAGTTTACTCGCATCTTGATCAGCAAAAGGAAAATACCCGCTCGAAGCTGTCCTCTATGGTGATGTGATTTAGTGCAACTTTTATGCAACTTGCAACTAAAGTGCAACTCAAAAAACGATAAAAACGGACTAAAACAGACGTAAATAAACAGATAAAAATAAACGCTGAAAGCCTTATATTTACTTGACTTTCAGCGTTTTTCCTTTGGTTCTGCTGCCTTGCCCGGTATATGATATTTTGTGACAAATGTCACTTTTTGTTGATGGTGCTATCCCTTATTTTATGCCATTCTTAAATCCTGCCTGCAACTTATATGCAACTCGCAAACTGACAAAAAGAGACGGATATAATCAAATATTCGCCTCTTTTTTCTTCTTCGATTATGCTTTTTCCTTTTCTTCAGACTTCACTCTGTACGCTTTTTGCTCCGGTTCTTCCTCGATGCGCTTCCATAGATTGTTTTCCATCAGCACCGGATCCAGCTCCCATGAAGCCTCCAGCGCTATAATCAAAGTGTCTCTCATGTTATCTGTACCTCTCGGGATATCTGTCATCCTCTGCGTATCGCCCCATCGAGTCCCTGTTCGCATATGTGCCACGGCCTCGTGCGTATGACATCGCATCGTGATGGTATCCGTCGTCCTCTGAGTATCCTTCCATTGCGTCGATTGTCTTCAGCGATTTCAAAGTATGCGCCATCTTGTCGAGCATTTCCAGTGAAGGTCCGCTCAGATCCTTGCGTGATATCTCGTCGATTTCCCTCTCGAGCTTCTTCTCAAGCATTGTATATTTTCCCATGTTCTATCTCCTTTCATGCGATTCTGTTTATAACAAGGTTTGCGTTCTGGACTTCAATAACTGGAGCCGGTGTTTCTGCCGGATCGTCCTGTCCGCTGACATATTCGACTGACAACGAGAAGCAGCAGCCTTTAGGTACCTTTATGATTGCGGTCGAAGTTACATTTCCGTATTCGTCTACCGCTGCAGGTACGAAGAGCGCTCTTGATGTCAGTCTCGGTTCTCCATTTACTGTCACGGCTACAGCTATCGGTCCGACGGTTCCGTCTTCAGGAATTGCTATATTGCCGTTGAAAGTCACCTGATATGTCGCGAAGCACTGGCCGTTAGTGATTCCGCGCAGAATAAAAATCCCTGTCTCGTCCTCATGATATACATATCCTTTTGTGCAAGGGATAGAAGCGTTAAAAATGATCGGCGCGTTGAGTGCTACGTTCTGCACCGGATTTGCTAAATATTCTGCTGCCATGTCCGTCCCTCCTTATGCTCCACAGCCACAGCCGCAGGTCGTCTGGCCGTTGCATGTAAAAATGGGTGTACGTCCGTAAACGGGTGTAGTAGGTACGGGACAGCTGTTGAGCCTGTTATAAAGCTGGTCTACTTCGTTTGAGAAGCCCTGCTGTATAAATGCATTCTGTGCTGTCTGTGATTCTCTCAAGGTTGCCATGTTGAGCTGGCTTCTGAGGTTGTCATTTTCGCGCTTGTATCCGTCTAACTCTAAAGCGCAGAGCTTGTCGAGAATCATCTGGCTGTTCTTGTTCTGGCTGTCGATGATATCTCTTGTATTGTTTGCCTCAGCAAATCTTGTAGCTGCGCCTTCGCTCTGTACGATGTTCTGTGTCTGGCATGTTGCAAGCCTGTTATCGCAGCAGCACTGTGAAAGCTGGCTTGATAAACCGCTCAGTGCCTGGGTGTTTGCGCTTTGTGCTGCGAAGCTGCGCTCTAAGCTCGAGATCTGGTTCCCGTAGAGCTGTGCTGCTATTGCGTTCTGTGCTCCGTTGATGCTTGCGTTTACTCCTGCGAAGCCTCCGCAAAGTGAATTTTGAACGTCTCCGAATCCTGATGTGATGCTGTTCTGTATGCCCTGGATGTTGGAATTAAGCATCTGATCCCTGAAGCCGCCGTTTAAATTCTGGCTGTTGTTAAGCCAGGGATATAAACCGAAGCCCCCGTCCATCATTGCCATACCTGCGCCGCCGAATCCGCCGAAGCCTCCCCATCCTCCGTTAAAACAGAGAAGTAAAAGGATCAGCCACCAGCCGTCTCCTCCGAAGTCGCCAAATCCGCCGCCCATATTGCCGCCAAAGGGTGCCACGGGCATTACCATGTTGTTCTGGTCTGAAAGTGCCATTTTGATTTCCTCCTATGATCTTTTTTAGGTTAGGGGCTGCCACTCCTTATTTGGCAGTCCGTTTATCTAAAGCGCGCGCCGCTTTATTTCTGATTAAAAAACGGTTTATATAATGGTTGTCTGCTTTGCTTCATGCTCTGGTTGAGCTGGTTCTGTGTGATCTGCCCGGAATCCAGTAAATATTGTGCTATTTCCTGCCCGTTGTCTGATCCCTGCAGATTCTGCGGGATATTGTAGCATTTTGATATGACTGCCATCGGGTTGTTTCTTGCCTGCATTATCATTTGTAATATATTCATGCGCCGAGCTCCTTCCTCAATCTTTCCACTGTGTCCCTGATGCTTTCTATTTCGTCACAGATTTGCCCATATTCGGCTTTTGTGACATAGTTTGATAATTTGTCCGCTTCTTCTCTTGGCGGGGCAGATTCCGCCCTCTGTGCGTTCTGTGGTGCCCTTTTCTTGATCTCGTAAACTTCAAACGTAGGCGAGTCAAATTGTCCGGTTCCGAGCTTTTTTATATAAATATATGGCAGGTTTTCGTCTTTAAACGTGACCGAGGTTCCACGCTGCATCGGAAAATTTCGGGCATCTTCCTCGCTTGGAATTGGTATAAAGTCATTGCTTTGTGTCGGCTGCGTCTGAGCCGCATATCCAGGTTGCATTGGGTTATAGTAATTCATCGGATAATATGGGTTATTTGGGTTATAAAATGCCATGTCCTTCTTTCCTCCAGTATAAAATCGGGGTTTCATCTAAACTGTCCCAGGAATCATACACATTGCCGTCGATTACAGCTACGGTGTGGGAGCCCGTCCCGAGAATGTATGTCCCTTTCGGGTGATCCTCGCAGAACTCCCTGATCGTGTAGCAGGCAGGACAGGTGTCCGGGATGCTCCTACGTTTAAATCCAAAATCTTTTAATACTTTACTCCATACCGAGTCCGCATTCGGCATGTTCTTCATCCTGAATCCGTAATCTGATAGTATAAGATATGCTGTGTCCCAGTCCAGGTCGTTCGCTATTGCTACCGCACGAACGACACAGTCGCCCGTTATGGCTCCTTTTGGGTTCGGGTTGGTATAAATGTATCCCATGCGCTTTCCCTCCCTTTATGGGCTTATTTTAGCGCAAAAAAAGAACCCCGCCGAACATAAAATCAGCGAGGTTTTTTCGTGAAAATGTTATAAAAAATGTAAAATGTGAAAAATCATTGTATTTTCTGCGCTTTTAGGTCCCACCACAATACGTCGTTATCGGTGATCGCTGCGGTACAAAATGGAAGTTTAGAGATCATCGTTACCCCGTCCCCTAACTTCAAGCGTGGAACGCTTGGGCTGTTGTCGTCGGTTCTGTAATCTGTTACTACATAAAATTTATCTTTGACGGATACTCTGTCCGGAATCTCCAGCCATTCCTTTGTCGTATGGCTTTCCGGAATAAAGGGACTATTTTCTAAAAACTTCGTTAAAAAATCCATCAAATAACCGATTAAAGGATTGAGCGGGTTTTGATTGATCGTCTCCTGCTTTTCCTCTTTCCCTTTTGCCTCCGATACTGCGGTAATTTTTGCCCGGATGCTCTTCATAGTCGATGATACGGAGCTATCGCAAATATTTAATTGCATCGCGAGCTGATAGTTTGTCATCCCTTTTGCTTTCAGGTCGAAGCATTGTCGTTCGATATCGGTAAAGTTGCACTCTTTCCGGAATCTGTCTAACTCTGGTTTTGTAAAGTCGCATATCTTCATTGAGCCTTCCTTTCCAGATCCTCTATCCTGTGATTTGCCACCTTGATCTGCTCCTCAATTACCGGCACGCGCTTTGCGAAGTTATTGTGTTCTCTTACCTCTCGGGTAAGCTCATCGATCTTTGTATCCGTCACGGCCTGCGCCTGCTTCAGCTCTGCCCTGATGTTGACCTGCTGCAGTTCCATCTGGTGCAGCATTTTCTCGTTGTTTGCCCGGTTGGTTACAATTACGGCCGTCAAGGATCCGATGGCGGTTATCATGGTTCCGATAAGTCCTATCCACTCCATTATTCGCCCTCCAATGCTGCCCTTGTCTTTGGTCCGCAGATTCCATCCGCTTCGAGCTTTGCTTTTTCCTGGAATTTCTTTATACATTCCACGGTGCCTTTTCCGCATTCCCCGTCGATGCCTCCGCAGTCGTCAATCTCGGACTGGTATCCGTTCTTGCAGAGCTCATATTGTACCCACTCGACAGGCTCGCCCTTTGATATATAATTCTTGCAGCCTTCCTTTTTAGCGTTTGCCACTGAGGTTACGTTGTCCAGTGGTTTTGCGTACGGGTTGCGCCTGGGCATTCCTTCCACTACGATTGCCGTATGTCCTTTTGTCTTGGTGACTATGATATCCCCATCATAAAGGGTTGTATTTTTCTTATACTCCTTCGGCTTTGCGAATAGTCCGGTCTTTTCCAGGATCTCGACCTCGTTCCCGGTGTAGAAGTCCGGGATTCTTTTCCCTGATGCTTCCTCGACCACTTCCTTTACCAAAGAGGAGCAGTCGCAGTTCGTCGGTGTCTTTGTGTCTATCCCGTGTTTGTAGATGCTCTCGCGGTCGTTCTGGCTGTATCCTATATTTTTATTATTGCAGGCAATCTTCATAAGTGAAGCCATCGTCCTTGCGAGCTGCGTCTTTTTCGGTCTGAGTATGATCCATCCCTTTTTATTTTCATAAAAGTCTTGAAGCTTGACCTCTCCGGAGTAGTCGTCCGTCTTTTTCTGCAGCTGGTCTCCGGGCTTTCCGTTGTTGGCCTTGCCGTTCTCATCGTGTACTGCGTTACCGAGAATTATCTTCATTGTCGTTTTCCTCCTTCCCTTCCTTCTTCCCCACCTGCGTGCCGAAGTAGAAGGATATTATCATCGTATAGATTGTCAGGTACTGGTCGGGCTTCACTGCCTGGGTTATCCCCAGGTAGATGAAGCCTCCGGTCAGTAAAAAGGTTACTATGCTTTTAACATCGATTAGTTTTGCCAGCTTTTTCCCCATGCGCGTCTCCTCATGCCATATCGTATGAATTTACGACATTGTTTATATTGTCTATTACATGAATTTTATCGTTTGTGAAATCTGCGATTATCCAGTAGTAATATCCGCCGCTTTCAACATTGTCACCCACGATTATCGGGATCCCATTGACTTCTCTTTCGGAGTAGTTATGTGTATGTCCGCAAATAATAGCCTTTACTTTTTGTGTCGCTCCAGAGAAATCATATGTCGCATCAAACTGCGTGTATGATCCTTTGCTATTGCAAGCGGCCAAGAAATCCATTAAATCAGAAGATGCTGTATATAGTACGTCCCCGGCATCTTTGACCATAGCATGTACATAGATAATCACCGGTTTTGTTGCGTTGATAAGTTTTCCGTAAAGCCAATCAAACTGATTATATAATTCGTTTGTTTCTGTGTTTGTCTTGTCTCCTGAATTAAGGACTACTATCATCGCTTTTTGGGTTTCGTATGTATAATATGGTGTATCTGAGTATGGATGACAGCAAAGCCTTGCTACTTGCTGGTAATTTATTCTGTTGGTTTCTGATTCTACTCCGCCAGATGCGTATATATTAGTGTCGTGATTTCCTAATACGAAGTGGAATTTATTCAAAAACAAATAGCGCATCCATGCCGCAGTATTGGTTATCTGATATACTGCTATCGCTTTTGTTGCTCCGGCATTCAGCCAGTCGCCACCACAAACGACATCTTCAGGATTGCTTATATTGAATGCGCGCTGCATGTTTGCCATCCATGTCTGAGAGTATTGATTTTTTGAAGTTCCCCAGATATGCGGATCTGTAAAATATAACGCTGTATAGATGTTATCCGAACAGTCAAGCATCTTAGATAAAAAGGTATCAATTCCGTTTTCATTTTCATTTGAAAATCCTACATAAGAACTCCACTGTGATCTTTGTTGCATCCATCCTACTTCGTTATTGTTTCCTCTTGTTGTTCTGTATGTATAGTCCTCAAACCATAAGCCGCTAACCGGATGTGAGTATCTGACTGTGAATAAATCAATTCCATTTATAGGAATATTGCCCGGATAGCATGTTTTAACCTTATATGTATTTACATCATAATATAATGCGCTATTGCTTGGACATACAAAAGTTATAGTATTATCACTTACACTTGCATATGAAACATCGCTTGGTATGCTCGAAACGGCTTCGCCTTTGCTTTCTCCGGCTTTCGTTAAATAGTTGATATTGCCATTTGTTGTTTCTAATTTAAGTGTTACATTTCCGTTTCCATGCTGCGTAACACTAATTTTATACCCTTCCGTAAGATATGGGACGTTTTTTGTCTTTGGTATGGTATCGTTTATAGCTGTCTCTGCTGCGGTTAGTCTTGTCTTTGTAGTTTTTATTTCATTTAACATATATGTTTCAAGCCATTTACCGCTTACAAACTGATCATATCGAGCACATAGCAGATCTATTCCGTTAAATGGTGCAGCTCCGATTACTGCTGTTTTTATCAGATAATCGGTATAGTCCCAGTAAATGCAGTAATTATTAGGAATTGTAAACGTTATCGTATTTCCGTCAACGCTTGCATATGAGCAGGCCGCCGCAATCTGCTCCAGGGTTTTTGATTTGTTTGATCCATTATTGGTCATAAATGCTATGCTTCCGTTTGGTGTATTGGCAGTAAATACCATCCCCGTATGTCCTGAAGCAATAGATACATTAAAAGTAGTCCCTGCAGAAAAATAAGGGATGCCTTGCTGAATACTTACAGCGTTTTTTACATTGTTGATCTCAGCCTGTCCTGTTTTAAGTGTTTTGATATCATATTGTTCTATTGCCTCAAGCCATGCTCCACTTACAAACTGCATATATCTGACAGATAACAGATCTATATCTCCCGGATTCGGCAAATTGCCTATAAGACAATTTTTAACAACATAATTCTGAGAATCCCAATAAATGCAGTATCCGTTTGGTATTGCAAATGTTAAAGTTCTTCCATTAACAGATGCGTAGCTGCATGTATTCGGAATTTCTGATATAAGCTTGCTCTTATTGCTGCCGTTTGACGACAGGTAACTAATATAATCACTTGCTACGTTCAATGTTACTGTGGCATCCCCTGTTGATGAGTTCCACGATACGTTCCAAGTTGTTCCCGTTGTAAAATAAGGCACATCAATTATCAAGTTTTTGAATGCCTTATTAAAAGAATCTATTTCGTCGTCAAACCCGCCGACTATCTGCTCGATTGTATCCGAGTATGATGAGCTTTCCTCTGCCAGTCCGTCCAGGGTATCCGCTACGACCTTAAACATGAAGGAGGCTGTCGATATCCTTTGCGTTGTGCTGTTCTTCAACTTTAAATCGCAGAATACTTTTCCGGGGGTATCCAGTTCCGTGCCCTTGAATGTATATGTGTATTTATTACTGGATACGGTGATAGTTGTTGATTCGACCGCGCCCATTGCTTTACGGAATACAATCTGCGGAGTAGTTCCGGTTGCGTCAAAGTCGAGGACTTCGATCTCTATCTGCATTCCGAAGTCGCCCTGCTTGAGCACGATGCCGGTCTCAACGATTGCGGCCTGCTTCATGCTGACTTTTACTTGATACTTTTGCGTCATTTTTTTGCTCCTCCTTAGTTTTCAAATATAAATTGCTCTATTTTTTGAAGCCTTGCTTCCAGCTTGTTCATTTTAGATTCTGCGAGTTTCTTTTCGCTTTCCAATGTTTCGACTTTGGCCATCAGCTGTTGTATGACTTCGGTCTGGACCGCGATTATTTCCTCGTATCTGAGATAATAGTCGCCTTCCGGATCCTTTACTACGACAGCCAGATCCTTGTCGCTGAGTTCTGCCTTTTCTGCTGCCTCCTCGACTTCCTGGGCTATAAATCCGGTATGCTTTCGCCCGGAGGTACCGTCTATATACTTAAAAGCCACCGGTTTTAAGTTTTTAAAAAACTCTTTATATCTCCAGTCAAGCGGTGCGATCTCTTCTTTTTTTCTCCGGTCTGAGCTGACTGCTGTCCCGTTTACATATACGTTTTGTCCGTAGATGTTTTTATATTGCTTATTTGCTGTACCGAGGCTGATGGTGTTTGTCGTGCTGGGATAAAAGTTGTTATTATTATCCCATTCTATCGATTGATAGTTTGACGAGCTGGTGTAGTTCCTCAATGCTCCGCAGAAGTAGTATGCGAACATCTCTCGGAACTGATAATTGTACTCGCCTATCTGGTAGGTGTTATTTGTCGCAGGTGACAGTTTCGAGCCCTGGCTGCTGGCTGTCAGTGTGATCGTTCTTGTGTATGATCCATTTACAGCCTTCAGGGTGCTTGTGGTTGCCTGGGATAAATCGAGGAGCGTTCCGTCTATGTAAAACTCTTTAGCGTATACCTTGTCGTATTGCTTCGAGGATGTTCCTAAACTCAGTGCATTGGTCGAGCTCGGCACCAGATTGTGCGAGGTATCGAATCCCATGTTGTACTGTGATCCGTCCCTCCATTTTCCGTCAAGGTCTCCGAATAAATACTGCGCATATAGGTTTTTCAGCAGCTTTGTTGATGTTCCGATACTTAAAAGCTCTGATGTGCTCGGAGTGAGATTGTGCGAGCTGTCGAATTTTAGCGTGTTGCTTCCGTCCTTCAGTCCTCCGTCCAGGTCTCCCTTGAATGTCAGCGCTGTGACTTCCTTTAGCTTTGCATCACTGCTGCCAAGCGTGAATGTCTCCGTTACGGATGGCAGGATCGTTGCTCCTGTGTTATTGCTTGTCAGTGTCAGTGACCTGGAATATCCTCCGGTATCATCCGTCAGCGCGTTTGTAGTGGTTCCGGATGGCTCGAACTTCGTTCCGTTCAGATAAAGCTCTTTTGTATATACCTTGTTATACTGATATGACGAAGTACCCAGTCCGATTGCATTCGTTGCGCTCGGGTTCAGGTTGTGTGCGCTGTCAAAGCCCACCGTGTATGTGTTTCCGTCTTTTAAATTGCCGGTTACGTCTCCGGTCAAATCCCCGGTGAATTTTGTCGCTATTACCTCCGCCAGCTTGTAATTTGCTGAGCCTATCTTTAAGGCATTGTTTACGTTCGGGATCAAATACATTCCGGATACGTCGGCGGACAGCACAAGGTCTCTGTTCTGCTGCCCGTATGTAGTATGCAATTTGTCCACCGTTATGTTCGCCGGCAGGAACTCTGTCCCGTTCAAAAAGATTGATTTTGTATATATCTTGTTGAACTGCTTCGCTGCGGCTCCCAGCTCGATGCTGTCCGTCGCTGATGGTGCAAGGACTGTTGCCGAAGTCCAGGATATATATCCATTTGTATTGTCATGTGCGAATGCTCCGATCACTCTCCGGATGTATAGGTCTTTGAAATGCAGCGAACTGGATCCCAAATCCACCGCCTCGCTGCTGTCCGGTACCAGTGCATTTGAACTGTTCCATGAAAGTTGTCGCTCTGTTGACTGTCCGCTTTTCCATGCTCCCCTGAATAGTCCGGTCCAGATTTCCTTCAGCTTTGCTGCGCTCGTTCCGAGTGCCCATGCGTCATTGGTGGACGGTGTGAGCGTTATGGTTCCGGCTGCGTATGTCGCGATCAGTGAGTATGTGGTTCCGGAATTTACAACAAAGATCCTGTCCTGGTATATCTTCGTGAAGCTCTCCCCGTCCAGCGTGAGCTTCTTGATAAAAATCTCCTTGAAGTTTTTCGCTGCGCTTCCCAGGCTGTCCTTGTCGTCCGTTGTCGGCAGCAGTGCATAGTTTCCGAAGGTGATATCTTCCGCCGGGTTTGATGCATCCTCTATGATGCTCTTGTACTCTATCGGGCAGAAGTTTTCCTCCACCCACTTTATCTTTGCATATATCTCGATCGGGTTCTCATCGTTGACCTTGCCGAGTATTATATAAGTCTTTCCTTGGGGCAGCAGTGCTACTTTGTCACCCTGCTCCGGGAAGTATCCGTCGATATATGTATAAAGCTTTGTCGATGGTGCCCCGTCTCCGTACAGTTTGACGTATGCGCGGCCGCCGGGTGTTACTGATGTTACCTCACCGAGCTTGACGATCACGACCTCGGCCTCCTCCTTCTTGGATGCCTGAATCTGTTCTATTACGTTATCGAATAGCATTTACAAGCCCACCGCCTTCCTGCACTGATGTTTCATTTTTCCGCCTGTCCAGAGGTCCATCTCCCAGGCGATTTCCGTATATTTGCCGGCTATGTCCAGCTCCGAATCATCGACATATAAGCAGTCGTTGTATTCGTGATTCGGCATGTTTAGTGTTTCAAATACTATCTTTTGGTATACTTTACTCTCGGCCATTACTCGTGCGACATATGCGTCAAGCGAGCCCTGGTTCGCTATATCTGAAACGGCAGCGATATCTGTTATCACTCGTCCTCTGCTGACCGTTGACAGCTTGCTGTTCGGATCGTCGTTTGTAACGCTTGAAATCATGTATTGTCTTTCCGCATTTTCGAGGTATCTCACGATCTTGTTCGGCGCTCCGAAAATGTCCAGCTCCTCCTGGGCTCCCGGCTGTATGATTGAAGCCTTGTCTGTCGCATAAAATGCATCGATGCTGCGTCCGTCCGGCAGTTCGTATTCTCTGGACCTTACGAAGCCGAAGCTGTCCGCATATAGTGGGTAATAATTGATAGCTGCCAGAAGGTCGTTGCATGCTGAAAGTTTGCTTGTCCCGATTGGGAACTCCATCGCGGTTACTGTTTCCAGTTCTGATGGTGATATATCGCATTGCATTATTCCTGCGGATAATACTATATTCGCCACCGCTGCGGTGTATGATGTGCCCGCAGGGACTGTGTATCGGCTGTCGAATCGGTCATCGTTCAAAATCTGCATTTTGTCATAGCATTCCACGCTCCGTCTGATTGCTCCGCCGCTTGCCTGTCTTGCAGGGCTTGACATGAGGAATACTCCGAGGGGATATGTCAGGATCCCGTTCGGTGTTTTCAGCTTCATGTACGGTCTTAATCTCTCCGATGTGAAATCGATCTCTTTGTCCTCGATGATGGTCAGCGAAGCCGATCTCTGGATCGTTGCGTCTATGTTATTAAATATTTTGCAATCCGGGGAGTGAACCTCCCCGATTGCTTCGTCGTTTTTGTCCAGGATATCGAATCCATATGTCACCGTCCTGGATTGTTTCATAAGCTCCAGGACCTGCGCCCATGTGTATCCGTTCTGAGCTAAACTATACATTTACGACCACCTCCGTGTCGGCTATCCGGATAAATGTCATTTCTGCCATGTATCCTTCGCTCATCCATCGTGCGAAAGTAATCGGCGGCTGTATTGCCACGGGGAATGCCCGCCCGGAATAATCGCGGTAATATATGCGGTCCTTTCTTGACATTGCCACGAGCCTTTCCTTCTGGTCCTCGTCCTCAATATAAAGCCTTGTTTTGAATGCCCTTGATTCAAAAGCCCCATGCTCGACCACCGGAAGTTCCCGTCCGATGCAGTTATATACTGCCATTTCCCCGGTGATGTCCTCCGTATATGGCAGATAGATTTCTTCTGATTTGTCGATTTCCAGCTCATCGTCCTCTGTCTGCAGAACTATGGATATTTTGGGATAGCATACTCTTTCGGGATCTGAATCGGTATATCCTCCGGTCGCCCATGCTCTCACGATGTATTTGTATTGTCTGTCAAATCCGAATGTCGAATCGGTGAATTTCCCGGCTGTCATTGTGCCCAGGATCTTCTCGGCTCCGTCCTCGCCTTCCTGTCTGATCACCGCATAATTTGTACTTGCTGCGGTATCTGTTTCGATTGTGATCTGTGTATCATCTTGAAAAAGTCTAATCGTGGGTTTGCTCGGTCCTGCTGCGTTTATCGTGAAGGCTTTCGTTCCCCAGTCGGATACAAGCCCGGTCGAGTTCCTCACCCTGACTTTTGCGGTGTATGAGCCTTTTAAGAATATGTTCGGTTTATAGCTGGCCACAGACGATGCTACGCTGTCATTTATAACCGTTTTGTTATTCGAATCAATTATTTGTATGTCGAATGCGTTCTGGTCCGTTGTGGCCCATGTAATCGTTGTCAGCGCCTTGTTTGGTACGTTATCAATCACCGGCGCTGCGGGCTGGCCTACTACGTTAAATTCTGCGATAGAAGAGTAATCCGATACTTCGCCGGCATCGTTCGTGCCCTTGATCCTCCACTGATATACTCCTTGCGCAAGTCCGCCAGTCAGCAGATATGTGTGCGTTGTCTGTGTGAGGCTGACCACCGTCCAGCTCTCTGCGGTCTTTAGTTTGTACTCGAGCTGTACTGCTGCCTGTGTTGCGCCTGTGGTTGCTTCCCAGTTCCATGCAAAAAGCAGGTCGGTGTTTTCACTTACATATGTTCCGACAGGATATGACGGGCTCGGCGGAAGCTGCGGGACATCCTCGTATGTTACGGATAATTTTGTCTCATAGTCTGTGAGTGATGCGTTTCCGATGCCGCAGTATACTGCCGGCCCATGTATTCCAGGCCATGCGTTTATCATTATGGTGTAGTATGTTCCATCTACAATGTTCTTTGCAAAAATACCTGTAATATTCAAATATCGCCAGCGAGGGAATGTATCGGAGGCAAACGGCTCTATTGGCTCTGCTTCTATTATGTCTCCCCGTTCTCCGAGTACTCCCATGTTATTCCAGATGAGTTCGTCTAATGTGTCGCCCGTTTTATATGCTGATAATCGACAGCCCCGGCCTTGACTTTCTGTTTGTCCGCCTCGGGATGTTGTATAAAAAATTAATGTTGCACTAACAAATTTCTTATATCGAAGGCTCTGGGGAATCACAAACTGTGCCACCGCAGTATATTCTCCCGTATATATACTGCTTCGCATTAAATTGTCGGAAGTATGAGGAGTCTGATTGTTTTCGTATATCCATGTGCCCTTGCTTATGGTTAGTAATGATGATCCCATTTATGTCCTCCTCAGTCCCATTCTCTGCTGCTGCGCGAGGTCAACTACTCGATTAAAATCTTGTACGTTCTTCGCGTCTATTGTGATATAGTTATAATTTATCGTCGTTCCTGCTGCGGCTGCCTCGTTTGCCGGTGTGATCTTGGATCCCTTCGGCAGTGTTACAAGCTCCGGACCGGATTCGCCCACCCAGGTCTTGCCGCCCGGGAAGTTGTCGGTTCCTGATGCGTTCCTCATTGAGTAATTTACATTCGTCCTGTTGACGGCCGCCTGTGCCCCATTTACCGTGTCAGTCACGCTCTGGGTACTTTTCCCTATTGCGTCCATTGAGCGGTTCAGATCGTCCGATTTGCCTATAATAACGGCTATGATTGCGGCGAGGGCTATCAATGCAGCCACAACTCCGATTATAATCGCAGCTGTCTTCGCTCCGGAAAGTGAAAAGGTCTTGAAAAATTCCCCGATGGCTTTCCCGGTATCCGTTAAGCTCTTGATTGCCTTTACTATCAGCACGATTGTCGTTACCATTCCCGCCAATATTACCAGCGTTTTAAGGACCGGTGTCGGGATGGATGATATCGCCTCAAACAGCGCCGTAAGGATCGGCAGAAGGGCGAGTCCCAGGCTGTTCTTTAATGCCTCGGTCGTCGCGTCGAATTTGTCGAATGCGTCCTGAAGTTCTCCCAATGCCTGCAGGTCGTCTCCGCTCATTACGATGCCGAGCTTGTCTGCTTCCTCATATAGCTCTTGCAGTCCCTTGCTTCCCTTTTCGATTAAGGGATTGAGTTCCTTTGCTGATTTTCCGAAAAGCTCAAAAGCCAGCGCATCCCTCTCGGTCGAGTTCTTGACCTTGCCGAGCGCGTCGATTGCTTCCATGAATACTTCGTTCTGATCTCTCAGCGCTCCTCTGGAATCCTTCACCCTGATGTGCAGCTTCTTGAATATATCGGCGGCACCGTCTGCTCCGTTCCTTGCCTTGATCATCGTCTGCTCGAGCTTGGTAGTAAGCCCCACCATCGTGTTGAACTCAACATCGACAAAGTTTGAAGCGTATTGTAGTTTCTGCAGTTCATCTGTTGTCAGTCCGGTTGTCGATGCAAGCGTCAGAAGTTCGTCTGCGTTCTCTGCTGCTGCCACGCTGCATTTTACAAGTCCGGTGATCATTGCTCCGATCGCCAGGACCGCATTCCCGACTGCTGCGGATACTCCGTCGAATTTCTTCGCCAGCTTCTCCAATGCCGGGGATATGTTCAGGCCAAGGGATGATGCCACGTCCCTGATCTCGTCCCCGAAGCTCTTGTTTGCTCCGGTTGCCTTGTCGGTCTTTTCCTTGTTTTCCTGCAGCTGTCCGTTCAGCTGTTCAAGTTTCAGCCTTTCGTCTAACAGCTTTTTGTCCAGGGCATCGATTTCCTTCTGGCTGGCCTGGTTCGATTTCATGGCATTGTCGTATGCCTTTTTCGCTTCCTCTACTTTCTGGCTCTGCAGTGCGATTTTCTGCGTCAGGTATTCGGTTTTGATGCCGAGCTGGTCTGTCTCGCTTCCGTAATTCTTCGCCTGCTGTGTCGCCAGTCTAAATTCGGCATCGAGAAGTCCCATTTTTCTATTTATTTCTGTTACCCCGCCCGTGAACTGTGAGTAATCCAGTCCGAGGTATATCGTTCTCTTATTAGATGCCATATCCCTTTAAAACCTCCTTGATGCTCCGCGCAGTCCTGGGCGGTTCCGGTATCTTCTGACCGGATAACGCTGCGGCTTTTGTCTTTTCCTCCTCGCTCCATTTATCTACCAGATACAGCACCCTCGGAAGCGTGGACCTGAAGAAGCCGTCCTCGTCCAATCCGAGCTTGACTGTGTATAGATAGTAAAGCGAATCGAAATCTATTTCTATTTCGCCCCCAGGATCTGCGCCAGAAGTTTTTTTGCTTCTTCTTCGCCGCCTTTTACTCCCACCGATTCCTGGAAGGTCTTTATTATCTCCGTTATATTTTCGATTGACATATTAGCGACAATTTCCCGCGCCTTGTCCTCATCGAAGTCCTTGTTTATGTCCTTACCGGCTGCGTATATGATAACCGCCGCCATCTCCGGTATTCCTCGTTTTAAAAAATCTTTAAGGCCGCCCTCGAGCTCCTGGATGCTGGACAGGCATCTTATATCAAAACGGAGGAGAATTGCCTCTCCCCCGTCGAATTGTAGCTCTATTTCGGGGGCAGCCTTGCAGGTCATGATCTTCTTAGCCATAATGCCTCCTTGTTTTTATTGATTAAATATCAGGACTTGCTGCGAATGCTGTCTGATTTGCTGTTGTGAAGTCGCTGTCGTCGGTGTCTGCTGTCATCATTACGGTCTTGTCGAGTTCACGTCTGACAAAGTTCATTGTTACGTTCTCGGTCGAGAAGGTGATGTTGTCCTCCTTCTGTGTTGCGCTCTGTCCGATGGGCTGACATTTGCCGACTAACAGCCAGGTTGCTTCGTATCCGCCATCGTCGTGCTCGATCTCGAAGTATATCGCAGTCTTTGGCGGCTTGTCTGTTGTCTTGTAGCTTGACACACCCTTTGCTGACTTCGTAATACCGAGAAGCGCTACCTTGTCGGCAGCAGTCAGCTTGTCGATTCCAAATGTCAGGGTTGCTCCGGTCACGAGTGAAATGTCGCTGACCTTCTCACCGTCTCCGTAAAGGTTTCCGGATGCTGTGGTGAAGGCAATCTCTATATTTCGAAGTGTGGGCATTGCCACGGGTGTCCCGATGGTGTAAGCTGCATTTGTGTCTGATGTTACGGTCGCACGCTTGCAGTTCCTTACGTTGATTCTATAACCAGCCATTTATATGTTCTCCTTTCATTGTGTTGGGTATTGTGGTAATAACTGGAAGTGGAATACACCCCGGAATTTTTTCGCCGTGGTGTCATAATAGCTTTCGACGTTCGGGGATGTGATTCCGTCCGTCTGGTCGAGTGCAGACATGAGTTCCGCAAGGGCTGTGTCCCTGGAGTCCTTCTCCTCATACCAGATATTGACGAAGCAGTCCTCCGTCCGTCTCTTTGCCTTACCATCCCCGAAAAGCGCCGGGGTTATTACCTGAACCTCAAGTGTTGCCGAGGGATAGATAATCGATTCCTGACCTAAAAAAACGGGAATGTTCAGCGTTTCCTCGATGATACTCTTTATATTATCCTCAGTCATGCGTTGCCCTCCCGATCAGTTCGTCTAATATCTTTTCTATCTGTGGCGCTGCCTTCTCCATCGCGTTGCTGGTGAAGTGTATCGCCCTTGTATGGATGGAGCCGTCCGGGTTTCTCGTTCCGTCGTCCAGCATGTGCCATTTATATGCTGTCAGCTTTCCTCCGTGAACTGTCACTCCGGTTACTCCGGTCTTTTTCCTCTTTCCGTTTATCGTGACCTTGATATCATCCCGCATATGCTTGTATCCGGAGCCGGCTTCGTCAGATTTCGGCAGCAGGTTCTGGGTTTCCTTCTTGATAACCTTGCCGATTTTCTCGAGCGCTTCCTGCTGGTCTGATTCCAGCACGTTCTCCATTCGCATGATGTCCTGGACTATGCCGTTAAGCGTATTTTTATAATCAAGATCTACTGTCATAAGCCCACCGTCACTTCTATGGTGCCGCCGACTGGCTCGAATGTTCTTATGATGTTGAATTTCTCGCCATCGAAGATAAGCTCCGTCGGTCTCTTTTTGGTGCCGCCCGTTTCAATGATCACCGCCCGGTCGTATTCGTCTTTGTCAATCTCGAAGATATATGTCGGATTGATCCCGACCTCGACCGCTGCGTAAAATTCTTTATAACTCACGGACTTCTTCGTACACCAGACGGGTGTTTCCGTCCTGGTGACTGTCGCCCCGCTTGCTGTCAATGTCACGAGCGTTGCTTCGTCGTTATGTATCATCCGCTACCTCCCCGGGAGTCTGTCCCGATCCTGGGATCCTTGCGGACTTCCTCAGATTGTCCAGCTGATAAAGGAAAGATTTCCCTGCGGCATCCCTGATGCGCTCATCTGTGGAAAGATTCATGAGGCATCCCTGCACGATGCAATCCGTTATGAGCGTATTGTCGGAGGATGCTATGGCCTGCGATACTCCGGCACGCTCAATCTCTGCCCTTGACCAGTCAATATATCTCTGTATCTCTGTATCCAGTGAAGTGCTTTTCCATCTCAATGCGAGCCTTACTGTGTCTAAAATAGCCATATTTCCTCCAATTTCCCGGGAGGTTTTACGCTCCCGGGATAGCTTTTTTTATTACGAAGCGGTAACGGTGACTGTGTAAGTCTCGGTTCCGTCATCGCCTGTTACTTCGATTACCACCTCGTTCTCGCCTTCCGTCCATGTTGCGGAGGATCCGTTTTCGAGTTCCACGTCGTTAACTGTGATCTCGATCTCGGCATCGGCGCTCGTGGGTGTGGCTGTCACCTTATTTGATGCGTTTGTGGTTGTAACGGTGTACTCTGTTACGTCCGGATCAAATTCAGGTGTCAAGGTAAGCGACCCGATCGTCAGCCCCGATAAGGTCTTACTTATGGGGTTACGTCCAGCTTTGCAGCTGCTTTGGGTGCGAGAAGTGCGCACTGGAATCTTGCGTATCCGCTATATGTGATAACGTGCTTCTTGATATCCTTGTCTGATTCAACCATGATATCCTGAACCATGTTGCCGACTACCTGCTCGGGATCTAAAATCCAGATAAGATCTGCGCCGATTGCATCCTCAACTTTAACAGGGAAGCCTGCAAGTAAGCCCCTGATCTTTTCGTTTGCGTCATGCTGGAAGAGAGGGCGGCCTGTTGAGTCAACCATGCCAGCGATGTACTTGTAGATTGTGGTCTGGTTTGCATAAAATACGATGTTGTTTACGTTCTTTAATACTGCAAGAGCGCCAGTAACGTCTGTCCATACAATCTTTCCGGATGTTGCTACGTCGAGGTCATTGTTTGTGCTGTCATAGTCGGTGGCGAGCTGTGAGATAACGTCAGCTGCCAAAGCTGCGCCGAGGCGGTCTGCGATTTCTCTTGTGATGAAGCTCTCGAATCCGTCAATGCTCATGATGCCGAGTGCGTATGAGATATCTACATACTTTGCGAAATCCTTACCGGAAAGGGTAACCTTTGCGAAGGTGTTGTTTTCTGCATCTGAAGGTGCAGCGTTCTCGCTTACGGTGCCAGCGTCACCTGCTGCGATTGCAGTACGCTTTGCGACTTCGAGAATTGTGCCGGTTCTGTAAATGGTGATATCGCCCAGGATTGCATGCTTGCCTTCGATGAGATCCCAGATCTTATTTAAAAGAGTTGTGGGAATTGTATATCCTGCGCTCTGGCCTGATGTGGTACCGGTTGTATGAACGAAGTCTGTTCTCTGCTCTTCCTCTGCTGTCAAAGGTAAGCCGAGCATGTACTTACTCCATGCAGTTCTGTATTCGTTAGAATCAACAGAGAATTTTCCTCTTGCCTCGGGTGCTGATGCTGCGGGCATGGGGATTACGTTCTCGGGCTGGATCTGTCCTGCTGCCAGTGCCTGTGCGTTTGCGCTCCTGGTCTGCATTGCTTCGAGTGCCAGCTTGCTTGCCTCAAGTGATGCGATTTCGCTCTTGAATGCTGCTATCTGTTCGTCTGTTAAGTTTCCGGCTTCGAGTGCGGATCTGATCTCGCCAAGCCTTGCTAAAATCTGTTCAAGTGTCATTGTTTTTTCTCCTTTTCAAGTATTGTGTTGATTTTGGTTTTAAGTTCTTCGATGGCCTGGGCTCTCTGTGATCTCTCCGTCACGAGCTTGGCGATTTCTCCATCCTTCAGGCTCCTTGCTGATATCTCAGTCCCATCGTTTGCCGGAAGACTAACTGCGGATACGTCATAAAGCTTGTCAATCGCTTTTATGGTCCTTGTGTAGATGGTTTTTCCATCCAGTTCTTCTTCCTTTATCTCATCGGCTTTTACATGAAAGCCGAATGACATCTTGCTTGTATAGCCGCCCTTTATTTCTTCGAATAGGTTGCGGCCGATCTCTGTCCCGCCTAAGTATGCGTTTACCTGCAGGCCGTGGCTGTCCGGTGTAATCTGCAGTGTGTCGTTTGATGTCCTGGCGAATACGCGCCCCTCATGGTCGTACTGGAATATAACATCTCTCATGTCGCAATTATCAAAAGCGCTCGGATCCACTTGTTCGTCAATCCGGAAGTTTCCCTCGTCCCAGAGCGTGTATTTTTCATTGAAGGTTGTCGCATACCCTCTGACATTATAGGTTCCCGCATCCTCGCCTGCGATGTTAAGGTCCATCTGCATCTTGCGGTATTCCCTGCCTTTGTTTATCTTGTCAAGCAGACTCATTTCCATCCTCCTTGTCCTCCGGTGCTGTCTCTCCGGTCGGTGTAGTATCCAGTCGTCTTATATATTCATCGCCGCCCTCGTATGGTGCCATGTTGAATACCTGGCGCAGCTCGTTTGGTGACATGATCCCTCGGTCGACGAGCTGGACCATGTTCAGCTTTGTCTTGTTGCTTGCGTACTGTAAGCGGTTCGATTCATAAAGGACTTTATTCCCGAGGTCCTGTTCCCTTCTGGTGAATACCTTCCTGGTCAGTTCCTCTGATAGCGCTATCAGGAAAGGCTCAATCTTTGCCTGATAAAATGCTTCCATTTCTTCCTCGGTGAACTTCGACATTATGATGTCGTCGTTAACTCCCCAGTATCTCTGTATATCCTCCCTGAGCTGTTTCATTGTGTTCGGATCCGTTACTGACGGATTCATCGTAATCGGAATGAAGTCCTGGCTTGCGTCAATCGATGCGATTCCGCCGGAGTTCTCAAGGTTTAAGTAGTCCGTTACGAACTGCTCCTTCTGCTCCTTTAAGCTCTCGGGTGAAAGCATCGCCTTTGTGCTTTTCAAAATGCCTCGGAGGTTTGCTGTCGCCTTGACCGCATTCGCGATGCCCTGGTCAGCTGTGTTGTTTACTTCCAGCTTTGGAAGTATCGCTCCGTTATCGTCTCCGGATATGTCCGAGGTAAAATAGTCTTTTCTAAGGACAGCCAGATCCTCCCAGGGGAATACGAAGTCTTTTTGTGTCGTTGTGTTGAACGTAAACTTGATGTAAAGCCCGCCCATGTACTCCCAAGCCTCAAAGCTCGCATACGGTACCGGATAAAAGCCCGTCGTCCTTCCGGTATCATCCCGGGATATGTATATAAAAGCCGTGTTTTTGATCTCGAGCCATAGCCTGACCTTTTCCAGGAAGTCCTTCCCGTTCATGTAAAGGTTCGGGTTTGTGTTCAGGATCTTTGCTATATCCGGCTTTGTGCAGGTTGCGTGCGCCTTGCTCGAATGTTCGGCTATCGGGCGGATACATGAGCGTACTAAGTCCGACTGCCACATATTCTGACCGAAAGGAGAAAAGATGGCGCTATATGCTCCCAGCTCTTTCCATCTGGTCTGTTTAGCTGACTTTAAAGGTCTGAAAATGTCCCAAAAGCTCATGTTTTCGCTCCTTTTTGTTAAAAAATGCTCGTTTTTGTTACAAAAAATAACATTTTATCTTAAATATCTTGAATAATCGTCCTGATGCTTCAAAAAGCCCACCCATGCGTTCAGCAGGCTGACCATTCCGTCTATCCTGCGGTTTGTCTGCATCTTGACCGGCTGCATTACTTCCAGCGAGTCTGACTTGGTCTTTTTGGCTGCGGTGTTCAGCAGGCACCATCGAAGTATCGGGTTGTTATTGTATATGACTTTATGCTCTGCGAATGCTGCCTGCATTTCCCTCATCGGCTGGTTCCAGGTGTATGGACCTTGCGCGGTCTTTTCAAGCTCGAATCCGTATCCTTCCATCTCCGGTACCCAGTATCCGGAAAGTGCTCTATCGTAACAGATCCAGAGCGGTCTGATGTCGTGCTGTTCGACCATCTCTATAAACCATGCGGTGACATCCGAGTAGTTGACCTGTGCTCCCTGGCATATGCGGAGCCATCCCTGATCGGCCCACAGCTTGTATGGTGCCTCTTTTGCTCCGGTCCTCTCTACGAAGTCAAGCTTTGACTGCGGGATGAAGTACATCTGCAGCACGTATATGTTTGTGTCTCCCGGTTTCTGGATCAGCAACGTGCCGCATGTGAGGTCTCCTACTGCTGACAGATCGCATCCGCCTATTGCATAACTGTGGGATACGCGCTCAATGTCGAAGGTTGTCTCGTTTACCGCTTCCTCATAAGCCAGCCAGGATGCGAACTCGGACTCCGGTAAATTAAAATCTTTTGTTAGCAGTGTCGGCAGGAATGAGGGATCCCGCTTCGCCTTTTCTACGTTCTGAGATAAAGTCTCTAACTTTTTAATCTTGCCCAGTCCGGGATTCGCCTCCGGCCAGTGCTTGGGATCCGCCCATGTTGAGCGGTCGTTAAGCTCATATATTAACGGGAGCACACTGTAATCTTCAAAGCCTGGCTCCCACATTGCAACGCTTGACCAGTATCCATATTTGGCATCAAAGAAGCCCTCACGCACGAATCCGTTTGTGGCTATCAGCCATGCGAGCGGCTGGTCTCTCATGGACTGGCCCTGCAGCATTACGTCGTACAGAGCCGAAGTTTTCATCGCGTGAAACTCATCCAGAGAGAAAAAAGAGGGATTCAAACCATCCATAGTGCTCGTGTCTGATGCAAGGCATTTTATAAAGCCCATATTACCGGCGCAGTATATATCGCTCTGCCTTTTCTTGGTGATCGCTTTCAGCTCCGGTGATTGTATCCTCATGTTTACGCATTCCGCATATATGAGGTTTGCCTGGTCTTTTTTGTTTGCTGTGCAGTAAACCTCGGGACCTGCTTCCCTGTCGTTCAGAAATACATCCCACTCGACTGCGGCGGTCTCTGTCGACTTTCCGCATTTACGTCCACGGATGTCTACTACTTCCTTAAACCTGCGGAGCTTTGTCCCTTTATATCTCCATCCGAATACAAGCTGCAGCTTTGCCTTCTGGAATAATTCGAGCTTGATGCTCTGTCGTGCAAATCTGCCCTTTGAGTGCTTGCAGAAGCGCTCTATGAACTCTATATGCCGAAGTCCTTCTTCTGCGTCAAAGTAAAACGGAAAGCCCGCAGGTGGCTTTTTCATCCATGCCACTTCACGCTCATATACCGCCCGGACTTTGTTTGATACGATCTCCTTGCCGGACTGTATCGCTTTCAGGTATTCCTTCGGCCAGTTTGTTACCTGTTTACTCGCCACGCAAGAAGGCCATTATCTCGGAACCTGCGTCCGATTCGTTGTCCCTTAATTCCTTTATGATCTTGACCAGCGTTGTCACCGTCTGGTTGGCAGCAGTCGCTGTTTTGTTATACTCTCCGATTGCCGGATGTGTGTAGATGTTCTCCCGTCCTTTGACGTATTCCTTTGTTACCAGGGAGCCCTGCTCCTTGATCTGTCGCTCCAGGTCGTTCAGTATGTTTATCTGCACCTGATAACGCTTGAATGTAGTCAAGAAGAAGAAGTTCTGTTCTACTCCGTGCTTTTCTGCTATTGCCAGGATCTCCTGGGCTTGCTCGTTAAGTGATAGTTTTTTCTTTTCTGCCATTTATCTCATCCTTTCCGCAGTGCCTACGCTCACGGTATTGGTTTTTTTAATCTTCCAGCTTTTCGGCCTTCCTTCCGGTGAGATCTTCCCACCTCTTGATGATTACGTCCGCATAGTGCTGGTCGTATTCCATCATGTAGCATCTGCGGTGCTTGTTCTCGCATGCTATAAGCGTTGTCCCTGATCCGCCGAATAGGTCCAGGACTATCTCGTACTCTTTGGAGCTGTTCTCTATCTGTCGCTCCATGAGTGCTACAGGTTTCATTGTCGGATGCAGCTCGCTCTTTGCAGGCTTGTTCTCGTGCATGATCGTTGTTGGTGTTTCTCTTTCGGAGTAAAACCTCCGCAGCAGTTCTTTTGCCTGTGTTTCGGTCAATGCATCGACATCCTGGTATTTTTCAAAGACTGTACTCTTTGTGCGGTCATCTGTAAAATAATGAGCTGCGCCTTCCTTCCATCCGTATATGCAGGCTTCGTGTCTCCACTGGTAGTCCTGCCTGCCTAATGTAAATGTATTTTTCACCCAGATTAAATGCTCACGCATTTCTAATTGGTTACGGAGAAGCGCTTCCAGGAAACTGTGAGCGTGGCTGTCTGCATGCCAGATGCAAAACACCCCCCCCGATTTGAGAACGGTTCTCATATTTGCGAATGCATCCGTCAAAAAGTCAATAAATTTGGACTCTTGCATATTGTCATTCTGAATTTTGAGACCGTCCTTTGTGCTTCCGGTTATGTCCACGTTGTATGGTGGATCCATGAGACAAAGGTCAGCAAGTTTGCCACCCATCAGCTTCTTTACATCCTCGGGCTTTGTGCTGTCTCCGACCATCAGTATGTGGTCACCGAGCTTGTACCTGGTGCCGGATTCTGCCATCGGTTCCTCTGCTGCCTTTTCTTCCAGATCTTCGATGCCCTCATCCTGTTCGGTGAAGTCTATATCATCGAAGCCGATGTCGTCTATGCCGAAGCCTGTCAGCGTGATATCGAATCCGTTGTCCTTCAGTTCCTGCAGCTCTGCTTTCAGGATATCATCGTCCCATCCTGCGTCCTCTGCGAGCTTGTTGTCTGCCAGTATGTATGCTCTGATCTGTTCGTCTGTCAGCCCTTCTACTCTGACGCATGGAACCTTTTCCATGCCGATCTTCTTTGCTGCCAGTACTCTTCCATGACCTGCTATGATCATGTTCTTGCTGTCTATCAGCACCGGATTTATAAATCCGAACTCCTGCAGGGACTTGGCTATCTTGTCGACCTGCTCCTCGGAGTGTGTCCTGGCATTTTTGGGGTACGGAGCCAACGCTGTAAGGGCTATCTGGCTGTACTTTGATGTACTCATGCGTACTTCCTCCATGTATTCGGTTTGTCTGCCGTTTTCCAAAAAACTATGCGCGAGTCAGTGGGTTCTTTTCGTG